CATGGGTATCCACAGCAATGTTAGGTGCGCCGTACACGAAGCGCATCACGATGTCTGAACTCTTTTTGCCAACGCCGGGCAACTTCATAAGTTCTTTCTGTGTCTCAGGCACTTTACCGTCATACTCGTCAATCAGCATCTGTGAGGTTGCGAGAATGTTTTTAGATTTTGCTTGAAACAAGCCCGCAGGACGAATGGCTTCTATAACAGTGTCTCTATCCAGGCTTACCATATCCCAAGGATTATCCGCAAGAGCAAACAGCTGACGACTTGCCTGTGCTGTGCGCTTGTCTTGACTCTGCGCACTCAGCATTACACCTATGAGACTTTTGTAAGCGTCTTTGTGTATTTTAGCAGCAGGCTTTGAGTTTCGATATTCAGGATACTCTTCCGCCAACTGAGCGTAGATAAAGTCTATCTGAGCGTCAGTCTTCAATCCATATTCCTCGCAAGTTTGATTAAAACAGCAGCAAGATTAATTTCTGGATCTGCTACTAATGTATGATCAACCATTCCTTGTTTTATAATTAAGACTGCTTTATCTTGATTATCGTTATCACCAAAAATTTCTAGGTTGTCGTACAACCAACGATAAACTTCCTCCATTTCTTCTGCACGCAATTTGCCGCACAACAATTTACGTGCGTCTTGAATTTTTCCTGCTTTGAAAAGTTCGACCATTTCGAATTTCCATTCGCTTTCGCCTTCGTCACCTTTACTAGGCGCAGATAGCTCGTTGTTATTCACATTCTGTTGCACCATGTTAATTGCTTTACGCAAATCCGGATATGCAACTTTTACATAATTATCGAGAGTGTCTAAATCAAAAGAAACTCCCTCCTCAACAAGAATTGTAGCAATGCGGGCAGTAAATTCAGTTTGATCTATTTTTTCAATATGAAAGCCTTGACAGCGAGAATGAATGGCCGGAATAATTCTATTAGGGTAGTTACACGTTAGTATAAATCTTGAGGTATTGTGATACTCTTCCATTACACCACGCAGTGCTGCCTGTGCATTGGGGGACAGGTAATCGGCCTCATCTAGTAACACTACTTTAAAGTCACCGAACGGAATCATCTGTACAAAATTAGTGATCTTATCACGGACGTCTTCTACAGAGTTTGTACGACTTGCGTTAATTTCCAATACGTCGTAGTCCTCTACTCCTAATTCGTTTACAAGAACCTTCGCCATGGTGGTTTTGCCGATTCCAGCACTTCCACTAAACAGCAAGTGCGGGATGCTTTGATCAGCCACCCAGGATTCAATTTGTTTTCGCTGAGATGCATCTTTAAATACATAATCGCCCGTTGTTTTTGGTCTCCATTTCTCGACCCAAAGTGTTTTCATTTGTTCCTCTTCCAGATGTCGTTTGTGTCGTAAGTAAAACTTCCTACAAATTCGCCAAAGCTCCAGTCATCCGGCGAATTTAGACTTAAAAGATAGTCTTTTCCTGTCCAATATAGGTGATAAGTTTTTCCTACTACTGGTACAAAGTTGTATCTAGCATTGTAGCAGAGTTGCGTGTCCTCTGCAAGCTTTAATAACTCGTCGTATTGTTCTTTTATTTCGTCAAGACGCTGATTTAAATGGTGGTTGGCAGTGTTATGCCTTGATCTAAAACCTAAATTATCAGGTATAGTGATAGCAGGTCCGCCGGTGCTTGTCGCATACGGCAGAGACATTGCGTTTTCTGCTATATTGGTTGACTCAGCCTTTGACATACGGCTTAAGATCCGGCGGCACCCAGCCGTCTGGTTTAAGTACTTTTCCGTCGTCTCGCTTTGTAACTTTTCCTGTGTTCGGATCAACTTTGGCAAAATTTGTCTTCATTACTTCTTGCCATGCTCCTTCTAGGTTTGCACCCATTGAATGTCCTGCTCCAATCGTCACAACGAGAATGTCAATTAGAGCATCTAATACTTCTACTTCATCTTCGTCCTGGATTGCTTCGATAAGTTCGTTCATTTCTTCTGCGATTAACTTAACATACATCCCTGTTTGAGCAGGATTGGGATTGTCTGTAGTTTGGTCGCAGGCACTCATAAATTTAGCCTGATCGGCGAATGGATTAGTCATTTGTTTGCCTTATTGTTTAAGATGTTTAATTATAGTGTGTTTTTCTTGTTCTTGCAACCATTCTTTTTCGCCGGCGAATTCCGGGCAAGCTTTAAGCTGCTCATCTATAAAAAATTTTAGTAGATATAAGTCTTTTTTTAGTTCAAAAGAAGTAAATCCTTCGTTATAAGGGCTCGAGCATTCGGATTTAATCCTCGATATTTGTGATGTGATATCAGAAAAATTCCACCTTTTTTGCGTCGTGTGCATACTACATAAAATCTTCTGGATTTACTGTAAAGCTTTCGCCATCGCCGTACTCGCGGCCGATATAATCTACATTAGGAGTTCCCTCGCCTGTGAATACACCAATAATGCCTTCTGGATCGGCCTTTTGTATTTGAAATTCGTCAGCGCCGTCGGATATAGAAATTTTTCTAGACCACCTACCATGTTCTAGTAAAATCCAATCACCTATTTTAAAATCTAAATTAGATTGATCAGGGCCAATATCATAAACTTTAGCCCACCTTGGCTTTACGCCGTGGCCTTTGGCATCGTCGTTGTTAATAATAATTCCACCCTGGGTTTTCATTTCGCCGAAGTACATATCTCTAACAAGAATGTCTTCGCCTTTTGCTCGTACTTTACCTTCTATTGTAAATGCTGACATCTATTAGCCTTCGTTGTTTTCATCTTTTCTAGCGCTGCGCGGATTCTTATCATAATAATCCTGTAAAATTTCTTCGCGTGTTCTTACAATTTCGCCTGTTGGACCAAGCTCATCTCCACGTGCGTTTACTTTCATATTTCCTACAGCAGGCGCCAGCTCGTTTTTCAAAGACAGTTTTTCCATATCTACTTCTTTGCCGCGCATGCTTCTATAAACTCTGCCCATCGTCGTTCTCCTTAAAAAATTCTTCAATTGGTAAGTTGTATTTAATACTATCTATCTTGTGGACCCCTAGTAAAAAGAGTACATAACTGGCCACACTTGATCCCCTGCCAACACCCCATACTACCTTGTTTTCTCGCAAGGTGTCAACGATGTATTTTACACATCGCAGCACGTCTAGCATGTCGTGTTTTTTATAAAGTTCTAATTCGATACTTGCTCTTTCTAATTGCTGGTCTGTTATACATTTATTAAGAATCTCCGCCTCAATATCGAGATTCTTATACCGGTCTGGCATAAACCAATTACCAGGATTGGCAATTTTTGGAATCGGGTACTCTAGAAATTCATCTTTAACACGTTGTGTGTATTGTGATAGATCTGCGCTAGTTTGAGATAGGTGTAAAATATCAGGCCCAAACATTCTTACGCCTTTTATTAAATCTTCCATATTTTATATTATTCGATATTAATTAGTTGGTTTAGGTCGTCGTTGTCGTCAGACTTACGTTTGAGATGTCGTTGTTGCATCTCTTCTCTATACAGTGTAATGAAAGTTTGCAATTGTGTCAAGACTTGTGGGTTATTTTGTCTTTGAGCAGAGAGATATTTTTTGCTAAGGCTTTTGATTTTTTCTTCCAGGTCAGCATCCGATATTGCTGCTAAATCACCTTGCAGTGGATGAAACATTAAGAATAGACCCCAAGGTATCGTATGAAGATGCTGCCAGCGTTATGACGCCAAATTTCTATAAACGTTGGATTTGTTTGCGATGTTATCTGCAAAGTATTAGGAAAGTTTGGATCTTTCTTGATAATTGTTCCGGCGGTCGAAATAAAGTTCACCGTTGTCGTTGCGCCGTTATTATACAGTTCTAAAGTGACTTTGCCTGCGCCATCGCCGTCAAACTCTCCTAGCGGATCACCTGGAAAATTTAAAAAATCTACATCTAAATCAGCTGCAATTGTATAGATTTGATATCCACCGTTTTTGTAGTCTATCGTGGTCGGGCTTGCGGACACACTACCGCCAGAAAATTTCCCAGTAAATACATTTCGAAGAATTGTATTTGATAACGTATTGCCTTCAAAATTATTATCTTGGGTGGTTAGCTGTGCTGTCTTGCAGAGACTCAACCTCTGTTTGTGCAACGCGCAAACTGTTTTTAATTGTATCAAAGTTGTCTCTAAAGACCTGCGTGTCGTTATCTTGACCTGCTACAGGAAAATTTTCGTTTATTCCAAGGTATTGTATTTCACTCACGGTAGCTTTTTCTCCATTTTTTGGCTAAGCGTTATATTTATCTACTTTTCAGTGCATTTAGAATAATTTGATTTCAAATTCTTATTGCTACTGCCGGTAGCTTAATCGATGTTTTTCTCGTTTGTGGTCACTTCAGGAAATGCAATGTATTGATCTTCTATTTCATTTCTAAATAAATCTATTATATATCGATCGCTTTCAAAATTTAGCAATTTAAAATCAAAATCGCTTGCATTTATCCTGTTGATAATTGTATCTGCCTTACCGGGGAGGGCATAACAAAGCAATAGTGATTTAGTGTATCCCAATTCATATGTTGCTCTATCCTGAATGCTTCTCATCCAAAGCGGCAGAAAATCTCTATTGGTTATCCCTAGTTGCTCTATCCTATCACGCATGTTTTCTATGCTGTTAGGGAAAATTCGCTGTTTATCTCGATCGCTAACAAAAGGAATATCTGAATCAATAGTAATTTGATCCGTGCTTATTAGCACAGGACTACTGATGCTGTCACGTAATTCTATCACGTTGCTTATTTGTCTTGTGTCTTTTTGCAAGTCGTCAACAACTTCGACATATACTGCTTCGTAAATTATTTTTTGTGTATCGGGATCTTTTGCAACTGCCTTTTTAACATCACCGAAATACAATCTCTTTCTAGTATGATTTCTGCTCATAGCTTGTATGTATTCTACAGCCTCCTGAGATTCAATTCCAGCATATACAAGAACTCGTAGATCAGTTTGCACAGCAAAGTTTTTATCTCCTGTCCTATACAACTCCTCTGGTCTAAAAATTTCAGAGTTTGTAATAAAATCAGCCCAGTATAATCTCTTATCTTTGTTTTGTAAAGCCTTTACATAAAGATTACTAAAGCTTCTATTATCGGTGTTTGGGACAAAAATATTAAAAGTTCTTGACGTCTCGGCCAATCCTGCAAAGTCTCTGGCTTTTACAGTAAATTGAAAAAGTCTATCAAATGTTGTTTGCGATTCGTCAAACGTTGTTTGAAACACACGATTATCGCTGCCCGAAAACACATCATAGAATCGCGTAAGCCCGTTGCTTTCGTCGTCGCCGAATTGTTTTACTTTTCCGGTAATAATACCAGTAGGCAGTAAAGTTAATCCCGGCGGCAGCTCTCCGCCTTCTAGACTATAAAATACTTGACCTCCGTAGGCTGTAGTTGTTGCTTCTACAAATTTATCGCTAGGAATACCGGGTAACAGAGTGCCTCGATCTTCAGGTGTTACCCAGTTTATAAGGCTTTCTATTTCGCCGATAATATCTACAGTGAAAGTTTTAGGTACCGTGCTAAAGCCTATAGTCCAAAACTCACCCTCTTCGGGAGGTATGTTTCTATTAACCTTATTTGCAATATACAAATTTCCATTGAATTTAACTGCATCGCCTTTGTTGTAAATTTCTCCGTTATCCCAAACCCCTCGCAGCGTATAGGTAGGTGCACTAACTTGGGGGAAATTAATTGCAATTACAGTAAACGTATATTGTTTGGTCACAGCATCTTGGTAAGGAACATTTCCTGCGAGCTCTCCTGATAATGCATCTAACTCTAAACCAGGCGGAATGAGACTAGGCGTTCCGTTTGGATTAAAGTCGTCAAGAATGTACGAGGTAACGCCCGGCAAACTAGGCGGATCATATACCTCTAGAAATATAGTTACATAGTTTTTTGCTCTGTACCTACCTAAATCACTATCTGTAATCCATATAGGGTTTCTATTTCCGTCAGAATCAGCCTGAAATAGATTGGTATCAACTTCGAGAATGTTGTTATCTGCTTTAAGAAACTCTTCGGTAACAACGTAGATTTTAAAAGCCCTTTCTTCTACAATTAGCCCGTCGGAGATTCCAATCGAAAAGGTATAAATCCTACTTAACCTACGTGGCATTTGGCTAGGTTCGTTGTAATCAAACGTTTGGCTATCATAAAAGAAAGAATCGTATCCGTTTGAGTTAATCCCGCCTAGGTCTAGTGGAGCAGCATCAAACCGAGAAGTATCGTACCCTCCTGTTGTATCCTGATTAAAGTTAAGTGCCAAAACCGGATCGGTGAATCCTGAAATTAAACCGCTTGTCGACAATTCCAGTCCAGGAGGTAGTTCGCCTGTGTTAGGTACAATAAAAAAATCTAGTTGTCCTGATTGAGACAAATCGGGATCTCTTGCTTCTATTTGGAATTGTACTTGCGCATTGTCTAGTACAAAGTATGCATCGCCGTTGCCAACATTTAGAAATCCCCCGGGCGTTATAAAGACCGGACTATCTGCACCGTCTATGGAAATAGAAAAAGTCCTATCTAGTATTTGTGATCGGTCCGACGCTCTAATAACAAATGTTGATTTCGTTAATTTAGATACCTCGGTAGGACTGCCTTTTATTTTATTTTCTTCGAGGCGCAGCCCTCTAGGTAAGTTGCCTGCAATTACCTTAAAATTTAAAGGTAGATCGCTAGAATCTGCTTCTAGAGATATTTCTAGCAGCTCCCTTTCTCGAAATGTACCTAGGCTCCCTTGCGGAGTTACCCATTTGAGTGACATCAATTATTCCTATTAAAGGGCACCGCAATCGAGATTAACGCTGCTGTCGTATTCTATTGTACCAAAATCAATATTAGAGTTAGCTGTATTAAATTGCACTGCATTATTAAACTCGCCGGTTACAAAACCAAAGTCGTAGGTTTGTAGTATCTCGGTAATCGGCAAAATTGTTTTAAAATTAATAGTTGAGCCAGAGTTGGTTACCTCAATATCTTTCACTCCGGAATACGAATCCGGTGCGCTAATTCCTTGTAATGTAAGTTGTGTATGGACACCTGCATTTATGCTTCCTGAGTCGGTATCAAACTGCGTGAATGCATCCGGCTGAGTGGAGTTAATTTCTATCGAGCTAGGAAACTCTTGTAGTTGTATCTTTCTACCGCCTAATAAACTTTTAAACTCCAACACAGCGTCGGTTTGTTGTTTAAAAAGACCAAACCCGGTCTCGCCTAAATTTACTGCAGTTGTTGATAATTCATTCGACAGTTCTACAAAGTTGGCATTTACTTTTTCGAAAGCAGTGCGCAAATCGTCTCCGAGTCCGTCGTTAACTCTGTTACCTAAATTTATAGTTTGTATTGCCATCTGTTGCCCCGTTTTATATATTTACCAAGTATCGTTAGCTAACTCTATACGCTTCCAGATAACTGTGCTTTCGTCGAAATCATTTACACAAATGTAAAGATAATTATTATCTATTGCGAGCATTCCTTTTTCGTCCCCAATACTACCTGCCGGAGACTGGGGAACATCCTGAAGAAAAAGTTTGCTAAAATTGTTGTTAATTTTATTAAATGCAGAACGAAGACTGTCCCCTGTTCTATCATTAGCCGACTGTCCTATGTTTATTACTTGTTTTGTCATTTATTGTTCCTTACCAAGCACCCGTAGTGCCGCAGTCTTGTTTAACCCATATGTCTGCAGATCCAGTTGTATAATCAGCAATACAATAATATATAGACGAACTATCAAACGCTACCATTCCTTGCTTGTCTAACAGTTGTCCTTTTGAAGTTGAAGGAACATTAGTAACAGCAACAATCAGTGTGTTTTCTAAGCTAGTG